TCATTTCTATATTGTGTGCAGTTGTATCCAAACAGGCATTTGAAAATGGCCTAAATGGATCTGGTTGGATGAATTTGGTATTCTCTGCTGTAAATATGGCAGTCTTTCTTGATGCCACATTTTAACGGCTTGCCAAACACATTTTATTCCGTCATAATCACGGTGTAGCCCCTTTGAGAATATATTATGAAGATAAAGCTTAAACCACAACCAGATACTGGTAAGATTAAAGAAGTCGAGAAGTTTGCATGGATTCCAAAAGTAGTTGGACCAGGAAACTATCGTTATCTTGTTTGGTTGGATTACTATACCGTATGGTATGAATACGTTTTTGATGGCACCAGTGGTTATTGGTGTGAAAAGGCAACCTATACTTCAATACCAAAGGATTAAATTATGAATGATAAACCCACCATCTTAGATAACATTCTATTCTTTGTATTGATTACATTGTTTGTTGTCTGTACAGTTGCATTAATCCAATCAGGCATTATTAGTTTATTTTCCCTTATTGGTTCATGTAAATGAAAAATGATTTTGCCAATTTGATTGTGTTTATTGCATTTAAAACAATACAATATACCGCTTTATTTCTTGCTGTTATTGTTTTTATATACGGCATCGTTAATACTTTCTTCTTACAATAACACTACGGGTAAAAGTAAGACTTTTTACTGATATTGCCTCTTGTCTTGGTTTTAGTATAATCCAAAACATGAAAACGCACCGTACCTCTCTCCCCAACTACTTTCCAACCCTCAATGCCGCCCTTGATGCGGAGGGTCTCTTGGACACTTGGGAGATGACATTCCCACCCATCGGATACGGTCAGACCTACTTCTACACCTACCAGGATGGTTCCAGGCATGGTCGGTTTGTCTCCATCTACCGGGCAGAGGATGGTCGGTATGAGCGTCCAGTCCACTACAACCGATAATAGTTGACCGGACAGATGGAGTACTTTGGTAGTAGGTTGCCTTTCCATCTGGTTCTGGTATAATTCTCTCATTGATTCAGTAACACAAGGAGTTCTTATATGCCACGTGGCGTCCCCAAAGCAGGTTTTCGTATGACCAAGAATCGTATCGCTACTGGCGGTGTTCCTACCACCACCAGCGCACCTGTTGCCGCACCTGTAGAGTCCCGCTTCTCTATCAATGAGCGCTTTGGTTTTGTGTCTGACATGGTGACTATGCTTGCACGTGGTGACCAGGCGTCCGTTGTTGTCACTGGTCCTGGTGGTCTTGGTAAGTCTTTCACCGTCACCAAGGCATTGGCTGACATTGGCATGACCGATGTTTCCCTGGTCGATGATTTTGCTGTTGGTTCTACTCTTAACACCAAGAAGTCTTTCCGTGTTATCAAAGGTTACTCTACGCCTAAAGGCCTGTACCGTACCCTTTATGAGAATCGCGAAGGCGTGATTGTGTTTGATGATTGCGATTCGGTTCTCAAAGATCCGACCTCTCTTAACCTTCTTAAAGGTGCTCTTGATTCTTATTCGCGCCGTATTATCTCTTGGCGTGCTGATATGCGTGATGAAGAGCTGCCTACGTCCTTTGAATTCAAAGGTCGCGTGGTGTTTATCTCTAACCTGTCGTCCACACAAATCGATCAGGCGATTATCACCCGTTCTATGGCGGTTGACTTGACTATGACAAATGATCAGAAGGTCGAGCGTATGCGCCACCTGTTGGACTCTGGTGAGTTTATGCCTGAGTTTGACATGGCACACAAGGTTGACGCAATGAATCTTATCGATTCTCTCAAAGATACTGTCAAAGAGCTGTCGCTTCGCACACTCATTCAGGTAACAAAAATTCGCAAGAGTGCAGGTGCCAACTGGCGCAATCTTGCTGAGTACACCATCTGCGGTTAATTAAGGAGAATATTATGGCTTCGAAAGTTCTTGTTAAGAAGGTAAAAGGTTTTGATGGTTATTTTGTCACCTCTGAAGGTGAGATCATTTCCAAAAAACGTGGTAAAGAAATTGTACTCAAGGCCACAAACACCAATGGGTATGATAAGATTGGTATGAAAAGTGATGATGGTATAACCAAGACATTTCAGGTGCACCGTGTTGTCGCTCTTAACTTCTTGAAGAAACCAAAAGGTTGTGACATTGTAAACCACATTGATGGCAATAAGCTGAACAACCGGTTGGCCAATCTGGAATGGACGACACGCAGCCAAAATGCTCAGCACTATGAAAAGAAGATTAAACCGAAATATGTTGCTAATCGAAAAGAAAAGAAACATGATGATGTTGTGACTCGACTAAGTATTATTAAACATGCACAATCGGCCTGCACCAATAATCCACAATTGTTTAACTCTATTGTTACAGCTGCACTACAAGGTTTGAGTTAATATGTTCAAATCACTATTACACAGTCGACCATATGCAACATTCGATGCACACAATAAGAACCATCGAACGGAGTATTTTAAGTTTTTGCAAACAAACACTTGGTCGAATTGTCCCGTACAGTTTATGGTCGAGGCGCCATACACCGAATTGCCGCATGAGATAAACAATAAATTGGTGCGATACTATTTCAACAAAGAATTTATTAAAAAGGAAAAGAAAAATGGAAATCTTTGATGACGGCTCGGGCATGAGTGTCAACTATGAAAATTTGATCAATTCAAGGCAATATCTGGCGGTGACACGTAAACTTGCCAGCGATTTGATGAAGAAACCCTACATGACTGTGGAACAATTTATCAAAAGTCTTTCTAATGGTGACATTAGTCAACTGCTTGAAATGTCGGTAGATGATGACGATGAAGATGCCGATCCTTTTGATAGTATTGCTGAAACGGAAAAGAATTTGGGTGACCTTGTTCTAATTGCAGAGATGTTGGCTGTTGCTGAGGGACTTCCAAATTCTGATAGTTATGACATGGTACAAAACAGGGTTAGCCAATTGATTGCGTTTCTTGCAGTAGAATCATTGGCAAGGAAGGGCCTAGTTAAATCTCACCCACACAATATGTCATTTGATGAGGATATGGCGAAGAAAATTATTGCAGAAAGGATTGATGATGAGTCAGACGATTATTAAGAGTGATGTTAACAAGATGCTTTATGGCATTCTTGGCAATATGAATTCGGTCGAAAGTTGGTGGCACTCCGAGAATATCAACTTTAATTTGTATACACCCGAAGATATCTACCATTCTGGTGACGCAGGACGTAAGCTCGTGTATGATCTTGTAAGTATTCACGTAAACAAAGATGTTGATCGTACAGTGTTCGAACAAAATGTTAAAGCGTTTCTTAAAGGTAAGAAATGAAATATGTTACGTATCTAATCTATATTTTGCTGTTCGAAACACTGGTTCTTGGCGGCATCGGTTATGCGGTGTTCGTGTTGGATCACAGTGGATGGTGGATGTTACTTGCAGTTTTCTTGGCCTGTTCGGCACATTCACCAACAAAGTGGATTCATGGTGGTGAATAGTGTGTTGTAAACTTGCAACAAAATACTTGCCATCCAGACCTATTCTGTTATAATGGTATTTCAGTTGATGGGGAAGGTGTTTATGATTTCTGAATATTCTCTCAAGATTTTCGAATACGATGGTAAAAGAAAACTACTAAAAACCAGTTCTAATAATACTGGTCGTATACCCAGTGAACTCATTATAAGAAGTCATATCACTGGCGTAAGAATTCATTTCAAACCCATCACACCAGATCATCCTTGGTTTGATCAAGACCAATGGGATGGTGAACAAATGATCTATGAACCTGTTCCCGAACACGCACATTTGTGCCGTACTGTTGAAACCCTTGTTATTTACAATTGTTAATTATGCGATTCAAACTAAAAAAGAAAGAATATAAGATAGGCGATCTTAAATCGTTTGCCAAGTTTGCTTGGTTTCCTATCAAAGTCGAAGACCATATTGTTTGGTTGGAAAGTTACACCTCAATGTGTGAACGTAAAACTTATACAAAGAATTTTACTTTTGAAGAGGTTGAAAAGTGGGTCGAATATGACCGCAGGCTTCGTGATAGTTATTCTGTCTAAGGATTAAATATGAGTTTTGAAGAAGACCGAGTGAAACGTAACAAACGCATTCAAACCAAAGAGAATGCAATTAAGAGACAGGCTAAGATTGCTAAGAGCAATGGGCTTGACGTAAAACAAACTCACAGGTTTGTCAAACATCATGCAATGGACTGTGGTAATCCTAAGTGTATGTTGTGTGGTAATCCTAGGAAACTATATAAAGAACCTACTATTCAAGAAGAATCTTTTAAACAAACGGAATCCTGGGATGATTGATGCTTGCCAACCACATTAGATTGATATATAATCAGTACACCTTTTAATCATGGAGTTTTTTGAATGAGTTTCAACAAAAATCAAATGGCTTTTATCAAAGCCGCAGAGAACATTTTCGGTGTTGGTTCAATTCTGACACGTGACGGCATCCAACACGTTGTCAATGAATCTGGTGCTCCTTTTCCCTATTGGTTGGTGACAAAATCGGAGTTCCGTTATGATCGTGGTCGCTATCAACTTCCCGATATCGGTAGCAAACCTAAAGCAAAAGAGGTTCAACCTGAACCTGAGGCTGAGATGGCTCTTGCTGCACAGGTTCTTACTTTTAAACAACCTAAACTGATTGATGACTCTGATGTTTCCATTCCCTCAAAGTATCCTGACTATGTTCCGTTTGGCTTCTTTAAAGACATGCGTAACATTATTAAGTCTTCACAATTCTATCCTATCTTTGTTACCGGTCTTTCTGGTAATGGTAAAACGTTGATGGTCGAGCAAGTGTGTGCCGATCTGAAGCGTGAGTGTATTCGTGTTAACATTTCGATTGAAACTGATGAATCTGATCTTCTTGGTGGTCCTACCCTTGTTAATGGTAATATTGTTAACCGTGATGGTCCTGTCATCACCGCAATGAAGCGTGGTGCAGTACTGCTGATTGACGAAGTTGACCGTGGTTCTAATAAACTGATGTGTCTGCAAGGCATTCTTGAAGGCAAACCTTACTACAACAAGAAGAATGGCGAGATGGTTTATCCTGCTGAAGGATTCAACATCGTTGCTACTGCAAACACCAAAGGTCGTGGTTCAGAAGAAGGCCGTTACCTGTCGCAGATTCTTGATGATGCATTTCTTGAGCGTTTCCCTATCACTGTTGAACAGGATTATCCTGACGCCAAGACCGAGAAGAAAATTCTTACGCCTCTTATTGAAGACAAAGACTTTGTTGAAAACCTTGTGCAATGGGCCGATGTTGTTCGACAATCGTTTGATCAAGGTGCTGTTGACGAAATCATTTCGACTCGTCGCCTTGTTCATATCGCCAAAGCCTTTAAAATCTTTGGTGATCGTATGAAAGCAATTGAATTGTGTGTCAGCCGTTTTGATGCTGAAACCAAGACGGCTTTCTTGGACCTGTATTCTAAAGTTGATGCCAAAGTTGAAGCACCTGCTCAGAATGCTGCTCCTGCCACAACGGAAGAAATCCCGTTTTAATTTGTAATGTTAATTTGAAAAGGAAATTATATGACTAACACTATTCGCAAAGGCAAACAAAATCGCCATGAGAAAATCACCGTCACTCTTCTGTCTGGCAAACCTGTGACGCCTGATGAAATCAAAGCCGTGTTTAAAGGCACGGATCAAGAATCGGTTCTGTATCGACTGCCGACCAACATCTATAACATTCGCAAGGATGGCGGCATCATTAAGGTGCATAAGAGTGGTCGAAACGTTACCGCATATCAACTGGTCAATTACACCGAGTTTGATGCAAAAGGTCGTTATGTTGGACCTACCGAAGGTCAACCTGCTGCGCCAGTGCAAGAACAAGAATCTGTTACCAATGAATGATTGGGATAGAGACAATCTAAATTTTCTTCTAACAATTAGTTCAGAAACTTTTGAAGACTGGCTTCAACAAGCCGACGAAGACGATATTGATTATGCAATTGAACTCTTACGTGCTGCAAAGTCTGAACTAATTATTGAACAGATGGAAGTTTTAGACATGGTGCAGGACACTTCTACAGCAAATAATTTTATTGAACAAATAAGGAAAAAATGAAAGTCACAATCTGTTCCGATCTTCACCTAGAATTCGGTACCATCTCACTAGAGAACACCGAAAACGCGGATGTTTTGATCCTGTCCGGTGATATCTGTGTCGTAAATGATTTGCGTGAATGTGATAGTTACAATATCCGAGGTGAAAATGATAAGTCCAATAAAATTCATACATTCTTCCAAGAATGCTGTGCAAGATTCCCTAATGTTATTTACATCTTGGGAAACCATGAACATTATCATGGTGATTTTGCTAACTCTCTTACAATTCTCCGTACCCATCTTGGTTATCTACGCAATCTTCACATTCTAGAAAAAGAATTTGTAGAAATTGGTGATCACATGTTCTTTGGTGCTACTTTGTGGACTGATATGAACAAGGAAGATCCGAATACCTTGTATCGTATTAAAAGTTACATGAACGATTATCGTATCATCAAAGACAGTACGGAAAAAGTTTCATACAAAGTTCCTGAGTATGAAATGCTTGAAGATGGCACCTATGATTATCAAAAACTAATCGGTGTAACATTCAAAGAACGCGAAGCACATTTCACACCTGAAAAGTCGGTGTCTGAACACAAAGAAACTCTGCGCCTTCTGAAGGAGAACATTGCTTCTAAACCTGATGCGAAGTGGATTGTTGTTGGGCACCATGCGCCTAGCAAACTGTCTACCAAGCCTCAGTATGAGAATGATGTGATTGTGAACGGTGCATACAGTTCTGATTTGAGTGAATTCATTCTGGATCATCCTCAGATCAAGTTGTGGACTCATGGGCATACGCACCATAATTTTGACTACATGATTGGTGGCACGCGAGTAGTTGCCAATCCTCGTGGTTACATTGGCTATGAAGAACAAGCCGATATCTTTAATTTAAAATTTGTTGAGGTTTAAAATGGAAAAGAAACTCTATCTCGTTGAAACTATATCTTTCTTCCGCCAACGTTATGTTATCGAAGCACTTGAGGCTTCTCATGCGGAAGATGAGGTTGTTATGACTATGCATGATGGTTCAATCACTGAGTTTTCACAGAAACATATTGATGAGAACATCACTTCTACTCGCGAAATTTCTGTAGATGAATATTTGAAACTATTTGATCAGGACAATGACTACCTAAGTAGTTGGAGTGTCTCTCAAAAAATGCAATCAATCAACACAATTAAATATGATGATGAAAAAGATGAAAAAAATTCTAATCACTGGTAGTTCGGGATACATCGGCAGGCATCTTGCCGATCTTTTGAAAAATGACTTTGTTGTTGGGCTAGATAAAGTGTTTAGACCACAAATGACAGAGAGGTTTATTCAACAAGACATTAATGATCACAAACGCATTTGGCATCCAGATGGTGGTTATGATGTTGTTGTTCATTTGGCTGCACATGTCAATGTTGGCAAATCTGTAATTGCTCCAATGCAATATTATCGAAACAACATTGGCGGCACAATGTCGATGCTTGAAAATGTTGATTATGATCATTTCATCTTTGCATCTACTGGTGCCGCAGCCAATCCAACTAGCCCTTATGCAACCTCAAAGTTGGCTGCTGAAAGTCTTGTCAGAGAGTTTTGTGGATTGAATGGTAAAAAGGCTACAATCTTTCGTTTTTATAATGTTGTTGGTTCTTCTGGCTATGAACCAACGAATGTTGATGGTTTAATGTATAACTTGATGAAAGCGAGGCGAACCGGTGAGTTTAATTTATTCGGTACTGACTACGATACACCTGATGGCACCTGTATTCGTGACTATGTACACATACTTGAAGTATGTGAAGCCATCAGAAACGCTATTGAACAACCTGTTGCAAGACACGAATTGGAAAACTTAGGATCAGGCATAGGTTACACAGTCAAGCAAATGATCGAAAATTTTAAAAGAGTTAACGAATGTGATTTCAAAGTAAATTATTTGCCGCGCAGAGAAGGTGATCTGGCCAAATCCGTACTCAATGGCGTTTCACCATACATGAAAGTGAAATACACAATTGATGAAATGATGAAGGTTTAAAAATGAAAGTATACATCTCCAAATATCGCAATCATTGGATTTCTCCTTACACGATTTTGGAGAAGGTATTCTTTTGGCGTGAGATCGATTATGATGAACCGCTGATTAACAAGTTGTCCAATATTCTAACTCCTTTCAGTTTTGGTCTACAAAAGGTTTTAGATTTTGTTCATCCCGAAATTAAATATGTGAAGATTGATTACTACGATACGTGGAGCATGGACTGCACACTGTCACCCATCATTCTTCCTATGTTGAAACAACTGAAGGCAACTAAACAAGGTTCAGGTTATATTGACCTTGAAGATGTGCCAGAGAACCTGCGTTATACAACCACAGAAGATTATGATGCACAAGAAACATTTGATTTCTACAAAGATGAACGCACAAAGAAAATTGAATGTGACATTCATGTTCGTTATGATTGGGCATTGAGTGAAATGATTTGGGCTTTCGAACAACTGGTTGATGAAGATTGGGAAGGTCAATATTGGATCAAATCACCAGAGATTGATTTCACCAAGCATGCCGAAGATGAAGGTAAAGAGGTCACACCAGTTCGTTGGAAAGTTCATGGTGAGTGTGACTGGGAAGGCCGTCAGAAACATCAAGATCGTATCAACAACGGACTGAGACTATTTGGTAAATATTACCAAACTTTGTGGGATTAATGGAGTGAATAATGGACGAAGAATCAAGAAATAAATTGATAGATAGATTGAGTGATGATTTGAGAGAAACCTCAAATTTTTATATGGAAGCAATGAAAGAGATTGAAAAAGAACAAGAGGCATATTGGAATTCCTTGTCTAAGGAAGACCAATTAAAAGCCTTTTGTGCGGTGTCACGCCGTATTCACCAGGCCGAATTGATTGACCAAGGTTCTTACCGCCATGCATTGTATGGTGTTTTTGGTTTTGGTCCTGAAGCATATGTGAGGGGTATGGACTGCGGTTATATGGCAATTCATAATGCTATTGTGGATGAAAACTATGATGTAAGACTATTGAAAGTATTTTGTGCAAAGTTTAAAATTACGGACAGTGATGAAAAGATTTCACAGTTTTTGATTTAAGGATTTATTATGAGTAATTATAGAATACATGCAATGAGCGAATTCAGAGCCGCAGGCTGGATTGATGAAGATGGTAAATACATCGATGAAATGCAAGAGGCTATTTGCCTTCATATTTTAAAACTGTTGGATGTATTTGGTGATGAAGGTCATTCTGGTTCATCTGCACCCTATGCAATTAATCTATTCAGTAAACTAGCAGCATTCGAACCTGTTGTACCGATTACTGGTGAAGATTGGGAATGGGTTGATCATGGAGAATGTATGCAAAACAAACGATGTGGTCATGTATTCAAACAGACCAACAGGTTTAATGGCCAGGCATATGATATTGATGGTAAAATCTTCTGGGAATGGTACAAAGATGAAGACGGAAAACCATTTAAATCATATTATACTGGTGCCGAATCACAGGTACCAATTACTTTCCCATATGTACCAAAGCGTGAGTATGTTTTTGTGCCGACTGAAGAATTTCCTAATGAAGTACTAGAGGTTGCCAACCAACCAGAATCGTGACATAATATTACTATGTTTTCTGTACTACATTACATTTCGGCTTCACGCCGCCTAAAAGAATCGGACAAAACCATCTTTATGTTGGGTGGTAAAGAAGATTGTGATGCAATGATTCTTGCACAAAATGAAATGATCAAACTAGAAAGAGATTACTACAAAGAAGAATCAATCAAGTTTGCATTTTACTTTTCTGTTATCTTCTTTGTTGTTATCATGGGTTTAACTTTTTATGTGAAGATGGTTAGTGTTTAATTTTTTATATTGAGGAGTGTTAAAATGAGTTTATTTGTTGAAGTTAATTCTATCGAAAAAGGTTGTCCAGTTATCATTAACTTAGACCACATTGTAGAGATTGCACCATTGATTGATGGTGGGTGTGCTTTGTTTATGATTGATAACGCTGGCATGAATTCTAAATCTGCACTGCGTGTATCTGACAGTTATGATCAGTTCAAACAATTTGCAATGCAAACTGTAACCGCTGAAGACATTGCTGCACGTTTTCCTAAGGCTAAAAAAGAACCTGCACCTGTTGCTGACCTGCTGCCGGGTCAAAAGAACATTAAGAGCAAGCCTTCTGAAAGCATTGAAATTCCCAAACTTTGAAATAAATAGATGATAGAGCTTTTTAAACCAACGTTCGATTGGATCAAAGATGACTTTGCCTCTCATCCTTTTCGCTTTTGTATTGAGCTTCTCGCTTGGGCTATCAGCATTGGTTGCTCTATCACTATGGCAATTACCGTCCCGAATCCTCCCCTTCTTGCTCTTTATCCTGTATGGATCTTGGGTTGTAGCCTCTACGCTTGGGCTGCTTTTACTCGGAAGAGTTTTGGGATGCTTGCTAACTACCTCTTGTTAACTACAATCGATACTGTGGGTTTGATTAGGATGTTGATGTAATGATACCTCGCCTGAATCTTGTGTTACTTTCATTGTTGGGTTCCCACGAACTGGTAAACAAATGGTGGAAATCCAACAATAAAGCCTTTGATAATGAAACACCGGAGAATATGTTTGCCAAAGACTCAGAAAGAGTGATAAACTACATCAAATCTCAACTTAATGGTGATTATTCGTGAACATCTTTTATCTTGATCCTGATCCCAAAATCTGTGCAGAAATGCATGTGTCAAAGCATGTTGTCAAAATGATTATTGAGTATGCACAGCTCATGTCAACGGCTCATCGTGTACTTGATGGCACACAATACACTGACTTGACAGCAAATGGTCGGCGTATTCAACGTTGGCGCATGAGTGATCCTGTTATGGAATCCACGTTGTACAAAGCATCACACATTAATCATCCATCGGCTATCTGGTGCCGTGAGAACAAAGAAAATTATGTGTGGCTCTACCGCATGTGGTTTTATTTGTTGCAAGAATACACCTATCGTTATGGTAGACAACATGAATGTGCAAAACTACGCGCTGCACTTTATTTGACACCTGAAAATATTCCTGATGGCAAATTCTTTGCACCAACACCAGCAATGCCACCTGAATTGAAAGTGTTGGCAGAAAATCCAGTGCCTGGACGTAAATATGACTCACTTAAGTCATATCATAATTACTACAATGTATCCAAACGTTCCTTTGCCACATGGCAAGGCAAAATCAATTCTCGACCAACACCTTCATGGTATAACATTTAAAAGGAAATAAAATGGTAACAGTAATTAAATCCGAATGGCATCAAGTTGAAAAACGATATTCATATGAGATTGATGAATTCTTGGTTGCGGAAGTTTATCCCGATTTAGATGAAGATGAAGTTCGATCACGATTGAAAGAAATTTCCACTGGTGAATATGATATTGATGAATTCATCAGTGATGCATTATGCATCGACATTGATTGGGAATGGTTGGATGAAGATGACTGGTGGACCGACCGCAAAGGTGGTTATGAAGTAACATATTCTGTGGAATAATTTAAGGAAAGATATAAATAAAACCATATTGGTTATCAACTTTAGATATGATTTATACTTTTTTAAATAAAAATACCGGCGAAATCGAAGAACATACAATGAGGCTTTCAGAGTATGAAGCCTTCAAAGAAAACAATCCACAACTCCAACGCCATTTCTCATCTGACAGTATCCCTGGGTTAGGTGACGGAATGCGTATGGACA